CTTCAACTGATGGATATATTCGTCTATCGGTAGAATCTGAAAAAGGCATTATCAGCACAACTAAAAGCACGATTGTTACTTTAGATGTGGACGACCCAACAGCAATTAGCACAACTTTAGAAACTGCATAATGGCATCAGTAGATTTAAAAACCTCGATACTTGTTAGTCGCCAAATCCCAGAATTTGTCAGGGATGAATATCCCACATTTGTTACTTTTCTAGAAGCCTATTATGAGTTTCTTGAGGGCTCTGCCAATACTGGTATAACGTCAAATAATCTTGTATCAACTGCCAAAACACTTCGTGACATTCGTGATGTTGATTCATCATTGGAAGATTTTCAAACGAATTTTTATAATACGTATGCTCCACTGATACCACTAGAGGTTCAAGCAAACAAAGCACTTTTGTTCAAACATCTTGTACCTTTATATAAGTCAAAAGGTAGTGATGCATCATTCAAATTATTATTTCAACTTCTTTTTGGCGTAGATATTGATGTTGTTTTACCTAAGAATAATGTTTTAAAATCATCTGGTAGTAAATGGCAAATCGATAATAAACTTCGTATCAATCAAGATATTGCTTCGATTTATACAGGTGATGGTGTAACAAAAACGTTTACATTAGCACAAATTGTTGGGCCTGATGAGGTCAGCGTATTTGTAAATGGTGCTCTTCAGACGGCAACATTTTTCATCAATAAAGAATATCGCAAATTAAATTTTATATCTGCGCCTGCAAACAATTCAACTATTCGTGTGGTATACAATAATTTCAATACCAATCTTTTAAATAATCGTAAAGTTACTGGTATTACGTCTGAAGCAAGTGCAATTATTGAACAGGCAAATCGCCGTATTATTTCAGACACATTGAACCTAGGCTTACCAGTTGAGTTACTAATCAATACCAAATCCTTAGATGGTGATTTTCTTAATGGTGAATCTGTAACAATACCAATTATCAATCCTGATGATCCGTACGGAAATACGATTAATATTCAAGCATCAACATTTTCGATTGTTAAAAAATTCAACATCATTGATGGGGGCTTTAATTATCAAGTGGGTGATCCAGTTATAGTTGATGGTGGCAATGCTTCGGTAAATGCTGTTGGTTCAGTATCATCTATTTTCAGAGGATTAATTGAAACCGCTTCGGTTTTACGCGGTAGTGCTGCATTTGCAAGTCTCTCTCCTGTAGGTGTGTCAGGCAATGGTGGTGTTACGTTGACTATCGTTGTTGATGGTATTGATCAAACTGGAATTAATTCTGCAAATAGTTTTATAGTGTCCACTGATGTAGTTTCGCCTTATGGATCAGTAGTTTTAAGTGCCGCAGATTATGGACTTGCAAATTCTATTGCACCAAATCCAAATTTAAACACTCGTATTGTTGATGTTCTTGGATTTCAGACATTATCTGTTGGGCCAATTACGAATGTAAAAGTTCTGCTGACATCTGGTGTAACACCAACAACACCAACACTTGATGCTTTTGGTGCTCCATATGGACCACTTGCTGCATCACTTCGTTCACCCAAAAGTTTAAGGTCAGTTGGTCGTGTTACTGTTAATAGTCCTGGTTCTGGTTATGCGATTGGAGA